GGCATCATAAGCTTATGTTAAATCTTTTAACAGGACTGCTCGGAGGGAAAGGCGGCGCGCTTAAGACGATCTCCTCCGTGATTGACGATTTGCATACTTCGGAGGAAGAAAAGCTCGACAAGAAGATTCTCATGCAGCGCATTAAGCAGAAGCTTGCGGAGAAACAGATTGACGTAAATTTGAAAGAAGGACAGCACAAATCGATTTTTGTCGCGGGCTGGAGGCCGATGATTGGCTGGACGGGGGCTTTCGCCCTCATCTTTGAGTTCATCGTCTCTCCCGGAATTGAGTGGTATGCGAAGTTTTCAGGACTCGATATAACGGCTCCTGACATTCAAACTGGCCCATTGCTAGCGATTGTGACATCAATGCTCGGCGTGGCCGGGCTCAGAAGTTTTGAGAAAACTAAGGGCTTGACAAAATAACCTAAATATATTAAGGAGAAAATCATGGTTGGAAAAATACACGCTAGAAGAGAAAGTCGTAAGACGCCTGGAAAGAAATTCGGCACCACTACCTATAAGAAAGGTGGCGCGGTTAAGAAAGCCAAGGGCGGGAAAGTAGCCAAGAAGAATATTGGTGGAATGGCAGGTCAAGGATATAACGCCAGATTGGATGAATCCTTGGGCGCAAGACACCCAGGAGCTACAGGAAGCATGGCGGGAAGACGCGCAATGAGCCAAGGCATGGAAAAAGCCATGGGCCATGGAGCTTATTCCGGTGCACGTACGATGGCTAAAAAAGGCGGAAAGATAAAAAAGAAAAAATAAGTTGGAAGATACAACCGCTATTTATACAATCCTGAAAAGGATTCGTGAGCGAAAGGAACAACTGAAAACGATTATCGCCAGTGGCATTCACAGCTTTGACGAGTACAACAAGACAGTGGGTGAATACAAGGGCTATAACATAATGGAACAGGAAATACAGGACCTGCAGAAAGATGATGACAGAGATACCGACACGTAGATTTGCACTCGAGGAGAAAGACCTCGCAGTTGAAGCAGATGAAAATAATAAAATAGCAGAAGAAAAGGAAAACCGATTTGTTGCAAAAATACAACAAGAGGCGCTTAAGGACATTGATCATTTACCGACGGAAAAAGTTTTAGATCGATTGCCGGATCCGACAGGCTGGCGACTTTTAATTCTTCCATATAAAGGACAAGGAAAAACTAAGGGTGGAATAATACTGTCTGATGAGACAATTGAGGAGAGGGGATATACAACCGTTACAGGTTTAGTCTTGAAAGTCGGACCCGATGCCTATAGAGATAAAGAGAGATTTCCTAACGGACCATGGTGCAAGAAAAATGACTGGATCATATTCGGTCGATACGCCGGATCCCGTTTTGGAATAGAGGGTGGTGAAGTGAGGATACTTAATGATGACGAGATAATCGCCGTGGTAAAAGACCCCGAGGATATCTTGCAATATAAATAACAGGAGGATATATGCCTGCAGAACCTACGACAGTACAGACACAAGCCGAGGCCGATGAAAAAATGGTCAACCTTCCTTCCGAAGGGGCTGGTGTTGAAGTTGAAGTAAAGGACACTCCCACCATTGTTAATTCAGAAACGGACGAAACAATAGACGTGGGGGAGAAACCCGTCAAGGAAGCGGTTGCTTCCGAAGCTGAGGTTGAAGACTACGGGAAAAAAGTTCAGTCCCGTATAGACAAGCTGACAAAAAAATTACGTGAATCGGAAAGACGCGAGGCGGCAGCCATTGAATACGCCCAAGGCGTGCAAGGTGATGCCAATAAACTTCGAAACAGGGCACGGCGGTTGGACGCCGGCTATGTTGGTGAGTTTGCGACGCGTGTGGAAGCGGAAACTAATGAGGCCAAAAAGGCCTTAAAAGCAGCTGTTGAGCTAGGCGATTCGGATGCACAGGTAGAGGCACAGCAAAAACTTGCTCGTCTGGCCATTGAATCTGAAAGAGTCAAGTCCACACAAGCGCAGCGTGAGAGGTTAAAAAAGGAGATGGAGGCACGTGGGGTTAATCCAAACCAGCCACAAATGCCCCAACAGCCTCAATATCCGCAGCAACCACCTCCGCCACCTCCGCCTGATCCAAAGGCAGAGTCGTGGGCTGAGAAAAATAAGTGGTTCGGGGAAGATGAACCTATGACCTTGACATCCTTCTCAATTCATCGTAAGATAGTGGAAGAAGGATTTGATCCGTCTACCGATGACTATTATAATGAGATAGACAAGAGGATGAAGGAAACATTTCCTCACAAGTTTTCCCCCGATGGGGGATCAGTTTCGCCAACTCAAACGGTCGCTTCGGCAAGTAGGGGCGGACCAATCAGGCGCAAGGGCACAGTGAGACTCACACCATCACAAGTAGCCATTTCAAAAAAACTAGGTGTGCCACTAAGCGAATATGCGAAGTACGTGAAGGAGTAGGCATATGAATATTAAAAATATAAAAACAAATAAACTACCATCACGCGAGTCTGAAACCAGAGAGAAAGTTTCTCGAAGGAAACCATGGGCTCCACCGTCAACACTAGACGCACCACCTGCACCACCAGGATTTGTCCATAGGTGGATTAGGGCCGAGTCTTTAGGACAGATGGATCAAAAAAATGTATCCGCTAGACTAAGGGAAGGTTGGGAGTTTGTCCGCGGGGACGAATATCCTGACGTTGAATGGCCTCAAATTGATTCAGGTAAATATAACGGTGTCATAGCTGTTGGAGGATTAATGCTAGCGCGAATTCCGAAGGAAACGGTTGCAGAGCGTAAAAAATATTTTGCACAAGTAACGCAGGATAAGGACGACGCGATCGCAAACGATCCCTTGAAGGATCAACATCCTAGCATGCCTATCTCGAAAGAGAGAAGCACTCGCGTAAGTTTTGGTGGCAAAAAAGCCTAGTTAGGTTTTCCACACAATTTACACAATTTTTACACACCCATGGGGGGTGTGTGATAACAATTTAATATGAGGAAAAATCATGGCTAATAAAGACGCACCATTTGGGTTTAGACCCGTTGGGGAAGTTGGAAGTGGCGTGAATACGGGAGGCACGACTAGATATGCAATATCAGACAATTTTGGTAGCGATATCTGGAAAGGATCGCATGTTATGCATGCGAGCGGTGTTTTAGCAGTCGGAACAGCTTCCGGCGCTACTAATCTCGGCGTATTCAACGGTTGTTTCTATCAAGACCCAACTACTCAAAAGCCTACATGGTCCAATTACTACCCTGCTAGTACTAATATTACTCAGGGTGCGATTGACGCGTACGTCTATGATGATCCGAAAAGACTCTTTGTAGCCCAATGTGATGGGACTATCGCCTTAACTGACATCGGTAAAAATATCGACACCACAGTTACTGCCGGTAGTACTATTAATGGACAATCTAAATCTGAACTTACAGCATCCAGTGTTAATACCACTGCTGCTTTACAGTGGAAGATTGTGGGCATTTCAAAGGATCCAGAAAACAGTGACGCCTCTAGTGCGAATGCAAACTGGCACGTTTTTTTCAACGAGCATTTGTATTTCAGTTCTACTGGTATTACTGGCGTATAAGCCTAGGAGGAATTGAACAATGGTTATTTCAAGAATGCAATTGGTCAAAGAACTCGAACCTGGCTTAAACGCTCTGTTCGGATTAGAATATGACCGATACGAAAACCAAGATAAGGAAATCTTTGATACAGAGAGTTCCGATCGTGCGTTCGAAGAAGAAGTAATGCTTGGTGGATTTGCCGATGCTAGTGTAAAACCGGAAGGTTCCGGTGTTGTGTATGAAGATGCGCAAGAAACTTACACTGCAAGGTACACCATGGAGACCATTGCTTTGGCTTTCGCATTAACCGAAGAAGCCGTAGAGGACAACCTTTACGACAAAATCAGTACTCGATATACAAAGGCATTGGCACGTTCAATGGCCAACACTAAGCAAGTAAAAGCTGCTAACATTCTCAACAGAGGATTCAACAGTTCTTACCTTGGTGGCGATGCAAAGGAGCTTTTAGCGA